GCCGTCATCGTCCTTGCCTACGCATGTGCGCTCATAGGTCTTTTCTTCGTAGGTGTAGCCCATCGCTCGCTTGTACAAGGCGTTCTCGACCATGATGTCTACAACGGCCTTGCCCTTTTTTAGGGCGGTCGAAATGGCCGAGAACCTTTCGCGCCAGTCCTTCAGGGTTGACAGCGCGATGCCACAATTGCTTGCGATTTGCTCATAGGTCAGCCCGTCCCGCGCCCACGCCTCTAACTGAAGCAGGCCGTCAGGGGTAAGCCACTCATCGTACTTTGCCATTGGCCTGCTCCTTTCTGTTAAGCTGCTGTCGGCAGCGCTTTCTCCCATACCCGCATACCAAGCCGTTTCATATCGTCCCAGTTGATAACGTAGAAATACGCCTGGCCTTTCTGGTCGGTGCCTGTTCGCCGAATGGACGCCTCGCCCATCTCAATGCAGCGGATAATATCCTCTGTATACGCGATACCAACGGTAACGGTGTCCTGGTCTATGTACGCCTGCATGGTTAGTTTTGGGTAAAGATAGCCATGCTCGATGGCGTACTTTCGTTTTTCGTATTCTGTCCTTGCGCCGCTTTCGCGCTCTTTACGGATGGTGAACGTGCGCCACGCCTTGCCCCATTGCAGGCGGCTCGCGATGCCCCTCATGCCCTTATCGTGATTGACAGCGAATAGGTCAATGCCGGCCAGGGTGTCCAGTAATCGCTTTGTCTCGTTGAGGTCATCGCCTTCTACAATGTGTATCTCTCCGTCAAGTACTTTCTCAAGCACCGGGAATAGGTGATGTTTGCTGTCGGTCATGCTCTTCTGGAGCGCCTCAACAAAGTTCATCCCCAGACGGAACACCCCCTGTCTTTCGCAATCTGCGCATTATCGTGGTTTACCTCAACGCCTATGCCTATCCGTCCAAGTTTGGACGCGGCCAGTACAAATGTGCCTGTGCAGGCGAACGGGTCAAACACAGTATCTCCCGGTTTGGTGCTGTGCCGGATGAACCGCTCGGCAATCTCCATCGGCTTTTGCCAGGCGTGGTATCTATCCCCCTGCCGTCCATCTGGCGCGTTAATCTCTTGCACCGCCCATTGTTCAGCAGTGAGCGGGCAATCAAGGGCAGGCGCGTCAATGCCCCTGTAAAATAAAATGGCCTGATAGTTTTGTTTGTACCGGCCTTTCGGGTTATTGCCCAGCGTGTTTTTATACGTCCAGACAAGCACCTGCTCAAGGGTGATGTGTTCTGGTAATGGCGCGTTGAGATACGCCTGCAACTCGTTTGGATAAGCGCCAATGAAGATATAGGCGAACCCCTTAGGCTTTACGCCATCCAGCGCCCTGTAATGCCAAGACTTGATAAACTTGTCCAGGTCGTCAACATCCGTTGAATATGGCGGG